CACAATGCACAAGATCCTAACCCATCCAAGATGAGTGCTCGTTATTGGGCACATAAAACTAAATGGTAATGTGATGAGAGGGAAAAAGAAAAAAGAAAAGTATGTATGTAAGTTCTGTTTATGTGATGACAGAGAAAAATTTACTCCTGGTACATTCTATGAATGCAGAAGTTGTAGAGCAAAAAGATCAAAAGACATTAACTTTTCTCAGTTTTCTGCTGCAATGAGGAATCAAAAACTTGCCTATAAATACTGGAAAGCCACAGCCTAAATAGAGTATCATTATAAATGGTTGACATTTTAACCAATCCCCTTTTAGGCTAACCTAGTGCTGCAACATTGGGTTAGCCTTTTTATTAGCGAGACTAAAAGATGACTACAACTTTGTATCTAATAACTGTAGCTAATTGGTATGCATTTAGTAACTTTGAAGGCACAGATCAAATTAATAAATGTGGCTTATTAAAAAAGTATTTAGAGCATACCTATAGTGTTAAAGCTGCCTGTGTGACTACAAAGAATAGTGAACTTCTAAAAGATAAGATTGTTATTTATCCTCGTAAGCCTCATTCTTCTCAGTCGTAGGATCATCAGCAATAAACCTACCTTTTTTATTCCTGGCTCTTTTCCTTTTGATTTTGGTGACTTTATCTTTAGTTTGATTAGCTACCTCTTCTGCTCCTTCCACTACAATATTTTTTACTTCTGTAGCAGGAACAGCAAAGAACTCTTTAAGCCATTGTAGAATCGTCATGTAAGTCTCCTTTGTTGTTTGGATAGTAAACTAAAAAAAATGAATTACACTCAGGACAATGTAAATTAGTTTCAATTAAATATTCATCATACATAAATGAATCTTCATCAATATCTACATCTCCTCCCCAGATTAACTTTGTATTGCAGTGCCAACAGTTCATATTGCTATGCCCATATGTGAGTTTTCTTACTGCCATCATACTTAACAGCATGCCCTTCTCTGATTAGGATTTGACATATATTATCGTTTTCTTCTTCTGTGTATAAATTAGCAAGAAGTCTGCCATACTTATCTAGCTTTCCTTTGTTAAGAGATTCAACATAAACTTTTTTACCACATAGTTTTTTCATTCTTGCTTTGGCAGCTAACCCTAGTTTCTTTTCTATTTTGTTACGTGTTCTAGATTCAGGAGTATCAATACCATTAGCTCTAACTCTTACTTTTCTAAACACACCAAACGATAAATCAAGTAACACATCTACTGTGTCACCATCTACCACGCGTAACACTTCAGACAGATAAATGTATTCTTGGGATATATTTTTTCTACCCATGTTCATTCTCTTTATGTAAAGTTTCTATGAGTTTATCTTGATACCAGTTAGCTTTTTGTAGATCTTCTACACCATTCTTATCTCTAAAGCGCCAGTTGTATTTAAAGATATTGCCACGTAGATAACCTATCCACTCCTCTTTTGTAAGCATAGCTTCCATCGCTTCAATACAAGCAATGTTTCCTTTGTTATAGTGCAAAGGATAATTAACGAGATCTTCTGTTTGTTTATCATTCATAATAGTAATGTTATAAGCCTCATCCCATGCAGAAGGGGGTACATCATTCAATCGCTTCTTCAAGTTGCTCATATGCTCTCCAGTTCTCAGGTAAAGTATCAGATGTATACCACTTAAAATTATTCTTATCTGCCCACTCAGCATGACTTCTTTTAGAGCCATCCTTTCTTTTTTGAGCAAAAGGCATAGGAAGTGTGGGATCAGCAAATACAAAAACTAATTCAGTATTAGGAGGTAAAGTTTTTCTTATCCAAACATATTTAATATATTCAGAGTGATCCCAGAATCTTCCTTTTGCTTCAATGATAATTTTTTTCTTACCAAACCACTTAACAAAATCTGGTTCATACTTGTGTTCAATAACGTAATCAACAGGATCACCATGATGCTGCCAATCTTGTAACACTGTCTGATGTAATACTCTTTCAAATGTAGAGTCATAACCTCCTTTAGATCTTCTAAGATCAGCAGGACGTTTATTTCTTTTCTTTCTCACTTATCCCCTACCTGTTTGAGCACAGTATTCTTTTACATCTTGTAATGTAATAGCATCAAGAGTTTTAGTTTTTAGCATTCTTTTTAGGATAGATTTCATGCCCTTAGAGGACATTGCAATCGCGTAATGATAGGATTTATTAGTAGCATACTCTGCTTTTACAACAGAATTCTTAGTAACTTTAGCTGCTTCTTCATCTGATAACTGTTCTTTCAGTAGAGCCATACAGAAAGTTTCTACTTTAGCATTTATCTTTTTCATATTTTTTGCATTCATTAAGCAACCTCATCTACTTTAGGTAACACAGCAACCCTAGTTAAATACTTCAGACCATTAGCATATTTAAATACTCTCAGTCCTACACCTCCATTACTATCCTGCCAACAAGTGTGCTTATGTGGACAGTATACACAGTTAGTATCTAGTTTCATGTTACCTGATTTGCCCTCAGGCACTGGTGGATAGCATATGTCAGGGGGATTGTCTTGCTGCAATACTTGTTTAATCTGCTCGATCTTATATCTTGCATTAGGTTTAACTAACTCTCCTGGCTCATAAGAAGTTAGTTCTCCTGTTTCTTTATTGATAGCAATGAATCCCCCTTTGGAAGAGTCTTCAGCAGTTTCATAGGCAGCAAGCTGCATCAGATAACCAAAAGAATCTTTCTCATGTAATGAATTATCAGCAAACTTTTTAAATCCAAAGTTAGAAGCAGTCTTAATATCAACTACTTCACCATCAATCTTACAATCAATATGGCCTTTAACACCATCTAGACTCACTTCTTTCTGTTCATCACTGACTTTACGATCAGTCATCCTAACAAACATTAATACTATCTCTTCTAACAGATGACCATATAAAAACTTAATGAATGTTTGAGGAGGGATTCTAGAAGCTGTACCACTTTCTTTACTGTCAAACCAAAGCTGACGTAAAGGTTTACCAATGTTAGACATTCTGACAGTAAACTTAGTAGAAGGTTGAGGACTAGCCCACTGTTTAATTACTTCTTTAATAGCCTCTCCTGTTTTCTCTATAGTCTCCTCTGATAAATCAATATCACCATCATTTAATTTATCTAGCTTAGAATAGATATCTTTTATAATTAGACTATCCATATTAGTGTGTCTCACTCCAGTTATTACCTACGTTGTATTCGCCAGTAAGTGGACAGCGTAGTTCTAAGGACTGCCCTGCTTCTGCAATAGCCTGGACTCCCATCTTACCCACTTGATTAGCAATACTCGCCTCAGTTTCTATCTGCCATTCATCATGGACATTAGCAACAAAGTGCGTGTCATAAGGTTCTAATTTATGATTGAGAATCACTAGTGCCTCTTTCATTACAATAGCACCTGCACTCTGCAACAAGGTATTTAAAGCAGAGTGTTCGCTACGCACATTAAGCTTTCTGCCATCGAGTCCTTTTAAGTAGTTGTTTGTTTGAACTGCTCTTGATACTCGATTTCTAAGCTTCGCAAATGCAGGGAGATTATCGAAGAAAGATTTTCTAAGTCGAGCACCAGTGTCTTTGTTTCCTCCAGCCACGCTTCCAAGCTTTTCATCTCCTGCCCCGTATAAGAGTGCATAGATGAATGTTTTTGCCTGATCTCTAGATTTAAGTCCTGCAAGGTGTTGGTTAGCTGTGTGTATGTCTCCTGATATGATTTCATTTGTGTAGTCCTTATCACCCATGTAGTGAGCTAACATGCGTAACTCAAGTCCTGAAGCATCAATGCCTACTAATTTACAGTTGTCAGGTACACGCCAACAAGCTCTGAAAGCTCTGCCATAAGGACTATGAACACTAGGAACCTGTGCCATATTAGGTTTCCTGTGGGTCATGCGTCCTGTAACAGTCCCATTATGTATGACATGGCTGTGTACCCTGAAGCTAGAGCAGTCAGCCTCTTCTATCCAAGAGTTAAGCTGTCCTATGCGTTTCTCTAGGAGAAAGTAATGTTGGATCAGCTTTGCCTCTGGGATGTCAGTAACAGTCTCTAACACCTTCTCATTAAGCATGGGCCTACCTTTATCAGTAAACTTAGTAGGCTTCCAGCCAAACTCCTGTAAGTATTCAATGAGCTGTACCCTGGATGAAACTAAAACTTCTTTTACTTTAGTTCTAGTAATGTAATCTGAAGTAGTTTGCTTCATCTCTACTAGTTCATCTGTAGTCAGCCTAGTGCCTTCGCCATGCTCTGTAACTGCATTCCTGGCAATGCTGCCATCCTTCTTAAACTTAGGATACAGTTT